CCGCAACGTCTTGAGCCAATTCAGGTGACCATTGTGCTCTTAACTTTCTTTCTGTAACAGAAACTGTTACTGCTTGAAGGTCAAAAGAAACCTCACCTAATCTGTCTTCAAATTCCATTTCTTTGTACACTCTGTACTTACACTTAAACGCTTGGTTGTAAGCTGTAGCAACAGTTGTTGTGTAACCTGAGTAACCATCTAATGATGTTGAAGTAACTTCACAAGGAACTTGTAAGTCAGCCTCTAAGTAGATAACACCGTTAGCGTCACAAACGTTATTGTAAGAACCACCATTTCCTGTTGAAGGGAATGTAGTTGTTGATTGACCACCGTATTGAACGATACCCTTACCATAAACTTGAGTTACAACTCTGAATAATACTGGTGAAGATACACCAGAGAATCCGTTTGCTGTAGCGTTAGTGATTGGTAATACTTGTAATGAAGCTAAGAAAGCTTCTGTATCTTGTTCGTTACCATCTGGTCCGATTAATTGACCTTGACCTGCTGATTGGAAACCAGATAAAGCCATGATAACTTTTCTGTAAGTACCCGCTGCGTATCCTGATTGGATTAATGCGTTACCAGCTGAATCCCAAACTTGAGTTGACGCTGTGTAAGTCATTGCAGAGAAAGTACCTTTAGAGTAATCGAAAAGACCTGGAGGATCCAAATCTGGTTCGTTACCTTCATAGAAAAGATCGTATAAATCTTTATCGTTTTGGTTATATCCAGCTTGTTGAGATGCAGGACCATTTGGTGAACCATACGGTGCGTAGTGATCTCCACCATCTTGAGGTAATAACTCGTCAGGTGATTGATATCTTTGGATATGAGGTACAAAGTAGAATAATTTACCGATTGGTAAGTTCATTGCTTGTACTGATACGATATCGTTAGCTAATAATTTAGAGAAAACTCTTCTAACGATTGGGAAAACTACAGTTTCGAAAGAACCTGATGAGTCTGTTGTTGCAGCTTCATTGATCAAATATGATGCTTGGTTCTCAAATAACTGAGCTACGTTTTCCTTTTGGTGACCTTTAAGACCTTCTAAAAAGCCTAATTTGTCCCATTTGTTGATTGTGTCTTCTTTGATAACTTTAAGGTGCTTAAGACCGATGTTACCAACAAGACCTGATTCTAATAATGCTCCCATTTTAGTATGTTTTGTTTTTTTTTATTTTTATTTATCCTATTTTACTCATAAGATCCTTAATTCTTAAGAATTGAGGTGCCTCATAAGTTTTATTCTCCATTAGAGTTGCTGAAGATCCTGTAGTAACCACTTTGTCAATCTTACCAACAGATTCGTTGATAGATTTAGTTGGTGTTTCATGACCTAACTCATCTTTTAGAGTTTTGTATAGATTTTTAGATTCTTTTAAACTTTCAACTCCGTCGAATCTTCTTAAGATGTTAATCTTTTCTTTCTTAGTTGTTGAATGCTCTGTAAATAATCTTGTAGCGTATGCCAAATTCGAATTGAATATTGCAACTTCATTAAGTTTAGATCTAAAAATGTTAAGTGCTTTTCTGTACTCTTCATTCTTTTCTCTTAATTGTTTTACTTCTTCTTCAACAGATTCTTTTTGAACACCACCTTTACCATAAACATAGTTTCTGTTATTAGTGACACCCTTTCTTAAACCTCTTGATCCGTCTTCAGAACCAAAACCATATGTACGTGCAGCTTCTTTAGTTTCTCTCTTTTCGAATTTAGCGTCATCTCTACGTGATTTTGTTGAATCAAGTTTCTTAGAAGCCATTTTACCATGCTTCATAGATAACTTTTCATCTTCTCTATCGTCGTATCCTTGACCTTCTTTAGTTTCAACTTTTTTAGCTTTACCTACCATGTTTTCGCCCTTCTTGTAATCGAACTTAGGTTTACCCATACCAACGCCTTTTGTTCCTTGCTTCATTTTCTTTGGTGATTTATATTCTGTTTCACCGTCATATTTGAAGTCAGGCTTTCCCATGCCAACACCCTTAGGTTTAATTGCCATTTTAGCCTCTTTTACTCCGACTCTTTTATGGTCGTAAGATTCTTCCATTTCATCTTCCTCATACATTTCTGATTCCATCTCAATGTCTAATTCAGAATCCATAGATTGTTCACCCATTTCTGAGTCAACGTCGATTGACATTCCACCCATTGGGTCGATGTCATCATCTTCAGCCATTTCGTCATCCATCTCTATCTCATAAACAATCTCGTCCATTTCATCGTCTTCATCTTCATCTTCTTCAAGGTGAGAATCTCCGTCGAATAATTTGTTAACAATCATGTCTATATCTGCTTCTGAACCCATGTCAGAACCCATGTCAGAACCCATTTCAGAATCCATGTCTAATTCCATGTCTTCTTCATCAAGTTCGTCATCCATAGACTCTTCCATTTCTTCTGATTCACCTAATTTAACTAAGTATTCAGCATCTTGATTGTTATCAGTGATGTGAATATCTTCACCGTCTTTTTTAACGATGATACCATCTTCTTCGCCCATAGCCTTAAAAATTTTAAGTATTTCGTCGTCAGATGCTCCTGTTAAATCGATTGGTTCTTCAGAATCAAAGTCGTCAGATGCATCAAGATCCATTTCGATCTCGTCTTCATCTTCGTTATCAACATCCATATCCATGTCTTCTTCATCAGAATCCATATCCATTTCAGTATCTAAGTCTAACTCAACCTCATCTTCTTCTTGTTCAGATAGAGATTCTTTTACTAATTGACTGATTTCTTCCTTCATAGTAGAAGCAAGTATTCCTTTTGCATTTTGGGCAATAGCCTCTTCAACATTTCTCATTTGAATAAGCGCCTCTTCAACAATTGATTTATTTTCTTGCATAGAAAAATTATTATTTTATCCTAATAAATAGTGTCTAAATGGAAAAAAATTAAACTGTATACAGTGATAACCCTGTTTTTGTGAAATTTGTAATACTTGCTGATGGATAATTAGTATTAACCCATGACAAAACATTGTTTGCAGATGTATCAAATACTAAGTATTGAGTATTTGTTGAACTCTCATTTAGAGTTAAATTATATCCGCCTCCTAATTCGTTGTTAACTACAACATTGGAAACTGATAATGGGGAAACACCGTATTGTGTTAAACCTAATGATGTTGCTGCGGTAATTCCTTCTTCGATTGTACCGTTTTGAATAACCTTATTTACGTCGCTGCTTGATATTAATATATTCATATTCTTTTACTCTATAAATATATCCAGACAAAAAAAAAGTGGTCTGAGACCACTTTATTCTTTTTTAATCAATTACTTCGTCAATTTTACTTTCAGATACTGAAGTTATTCTCCACTCATGTGAGAAACCTTCATACTTCTTAGTTACCTTTGCTTCTACATCGGTAACCGAAAACCCTTTAACAAGTTTTTCTTCTCTAATCTTTTTAATTTTACCAGAATTTTCATCAGGTAAATCATAAGTAATTTTTGCTACAAAATATTTTTCGTCCATAATGTTTTATTTATCCAAATAATCGGATAATTTTTTCATTAAATCAATAGACTTACCCGCATCTCCTTGAATAGAACCTGACATTATTTTTTCTTCATCTAAATTCTCTTCATATTTTAATCTATCTTCAGGGTTAGCAAATAAATACGCTCCTGGCGTTGATGGAGATGATACTAAATCGAAACAAATCAATTCGAAGTCATCTTGTACTTCATTTCTTTCTCCCACCTTTTTTAAGGACCCTACACCTCTTGATGATACTCCCATAGTAACTCCTTGTCTCATTAAGTTAGCAGCAATATCTCCTTTAGTTGATACGATACCGCTCTCATGAAATCCTGGTGATGTTAATAATTTTAACTTACCCATTAAAATGTTTCCTTCCCACCAAATATCGGTGATAATATGGGCAACTCTATCAAGGTCAATTAGTGAAGATTCTGGGTGGTTTAATTCTGATGTTGATAAACCTTTAGATATAGTTTTTTTATATCTATCAGCTTCTCTCTTTAATATTCTTTCAGGGTAAAATCTTCCGTTTCTGTTAGGCGTGTTGTATTTCTGTAAAACCGCATAGAATTCAAACGGTTTTTTATAGTCCAACATGTTACTCTCTTTAAACACAGACTCATTAAGTATGTCCGTAGGAGAAACATATCCCGCGTCCATTTCAATCAAAATTCCTTTTCCTGATTCATTAGGACCAAGTATACGTAATTCTTTCATTTAAACTTTTTCTATAAATATACTTGCGGCTCTGATTTGTTAATATTTCCGTTTTTTGTTAATGTAAAATCAAAATAAGAATTATTATTAAAATTTTCATTATTGATTTTTTGTACGATTTTTTTGATGGAGTCTTTAACTTGTGTAGACTTGAAATCCAACTCTAATAATGTAAAAAGATTAATTTCTAAATTAAGAAATGATTTTTTACCGTAAACAATTCCGCTAGTTCTAAGATCAAGATCTACGATTGTTTTTTCTTCATATAAGTTTCTATCAAGATTATTGTATACTGAATGTTTTATTTCTCTACTAAGGTTACAGACAACTCTATTCCAATTGTCTGATGATATTTTGGGATTAACCCATGATTGTATGTTTATGTATATTGATTTTAGATTCTTGGAATCGACTGTTCCAAAATTAACTTTTAAGGATTCGAAATTATTTATTCTCGACGTTTTTCCTTTCTTCATTATGTTTCATGTTATAAAAGTTTATTTGTTTGTATAAACATAGAAAATTTTACACCATTAGTCAAAAAATGACGAATCTAAAATATATTTAATATTATGATAATTGTAGAAATTGGAAAAAATGAAAATTTAGAAAGAGCATTAAAAACTCTTAAGTCTAAAGTTATTAAAACAAAACAACAAAAAATACTTTTTGAAAAAAAGGAATTTGTGAAACCTTCTGTTAGAAAGAGAACACAGAAATTAAAGGCTATCTACTCTGAAAAAATGAGACGAGGTTAGATTGATTTTTCTAACGAACTAATTCTAACATAGTTCATTTGATTAAATTCCTCCCCTCTGATTTTATCAATAGTTTCTGAAATTTTAGTCTTTAACTCAACTTCACTTTCACCTTCTAAGATAGTTTGTAACTTTGTTATTGCACTTTCTTTTATAGTTGTGAATTCTGTTTCTAACTCTTTTGGATTACCAGTAACCACCTTTAAAAAATCTTTTTTAGTATTCTCATCCATTGTATCAACATAACTTTTTAAAGTTTGATTGGCAACGCTAACCATAGATTTTAAAGGAATGTTAATAGACTCGTTAACTTTATTGGGTGATTTTTTTAATGTATCTACAAGATTTTTCTTAGCTTGAATTCTTTCAGAAATATTCAATGACTTAACATAAACAATTGTATCTAGATCAGAATATTTGTTATTAATACTCTTAGAACTAAATTTAGGTAATTTTGAAGAACCTAAAATTGTTTGAATTAATTTAATCCCTTCTT